AAGCGATTGCACGAATTATCACGGGGTCAGAAATGTTGTGTGGAATCGCTGCACGACCGTGCTGAATTGCATCGACTTGACCACGCAAACTTGCAAGAAATTCAGGTGACAATTCGGTAAGATCACCGTCAACAAATTCAGGACCGGCACGCGAATTAGGTTGTTCAACGTGACCGCAATACGGGCAAGTGCTGGTGATCGCTTCATACGCATTGAAACATGCTGAACACCGGCGTAAAGGCATCACGTCAGGGTCACGTTTGCCCCGTGGTGTTCCACGAAGATCAGCTTCAAGCGACCATAAACGTTTTGCGTCAGGCAACCCGTGACGCAACCAGTTTCCAACGTGATCAATGATTATCCCGTAAAGTTTACCGTCAAAAATACGAAGGGCGCGACCGAACTGTTGAAGATAAAGACCAAATGATTCGGTCGGTCTTCCCATCATAACAACTTCAACAGCTGGTACGTCAAAACCTTCACCAAACAAGTCAACGTTCACCAGAACTTTCAGTTCACCACGACTGAAACGGCGTATTGCATCTTGACGAATTTTATCAGGTGTTTTTGCTGAAACAGCCGCCGCTTTAATTCCAGCGGCATTAAATCGTTCAGCAGTTTCTTTCGCTGTTTCAATGTCCACCACAAAAGCAATTCCACGTCTGCCAGGTGCAAACTTCATATAATTGTCAACAATGTCACCAACGATTTGTGACTTGTGTGAAGCTTCACGCGCTTTGGTTTGGTTCAATTCACCAGTTGCTTCAGATAATGGGATTTGCGACCGGTCGATTGACATTGTTGGTGCAATCAGACGGTATTCAGAAAGATAACCCATTGTGATCAAGTCACGCATTGATGGACCGGTAACCATGTGGTCAAACAAACCACCGTTAATTCTTCCAAGCGGTTTACGATCCGCACGCAATGGTGAAGCTGTTACACCAAGACCGAAAGCATTTGGTAATAATTCAACACCTTTACCCCACTGATTGTCAGGGCAAAAATGGTGTGCTTCATCACCGTTCCACATTTTCACTTGATGAAGAATTTGTGAAAGGTCTTTTTTACGACGCGGTAATGTCTGAATTCCAGCAACCATGTCAGGGGCTTTATCGTGATGATAATTTTTACCAAATTCTTCAATATGACGACTTATACAAAATCGAACAACCGAATCAGAAGCGATGACGCGATGATGAATATCGTTACGTGCAAGCGCGACACTGATTTGTGAAACAAGTTCTTGCCTGTGTGCGATTGAAACAGTCGGGTCTTGAATTTTCTTAACAACAGAAGACATTATTGCTGTTTTACCCGCACCGGTTGGTGCAACAGCAAGTGCATTCACGGTTCCAACTTGACCGTCAGCACGCGGCTTTTGCCACGCATCGAAAACACCGCTTTCGATTTGCTCTTGATATGGTCGAAGAATAATTGACACGTTCACGCCTTTGATGTTAATTGAATCAGAATGTCGTTAATTGACATTATTTAGGGGTGATTGTCCAGTGAAAATTTTTATAAACTTTACGTTTTCCTGTTTTTGTCTTCTGTGTGGCAGCTTGATGAATACCTTGTCTGGTAATTTTAGAACCGAAACCTTCAATAAGGTGTTTTAATGATCGCCATTGTTTCACCAGCTTGCCGTTCAAGTCGTACTGTTCAATTGTATGACGACCTGTCCCTTCACGATCAATTTTTAATTTCTTATTCATTTTTTCAAAAGCTGATTTGTTACGACGTTCTAAAACGTTCTTGTGGTTATTGGGTGAAACAAATTGATTATAACCGTGATCAGGGTTCATTGATTGGTGTTTCAAAATTTCATCAATTTCTAGTTGACCAAGTTTGTCATAATCTTCTTGTGAAATTTCATGCAAAATTTCAAATTGAAAACTTTCAATCCCATGCTTTAGGCAATCTTTCACAAGGGCTTCGTTTGAACCATTTGAATCACCACGGTTCATTGAATAACGATGCGTGTTCATTCTCTTTTCAACATCAACGGATTTACCAATATAAACTTTTCCGTTTTTTAAGTTGCTTATTCGATAAATTCCGATTTTCATGAAAATTCTCCATTGACATGAGTGTTTAATAGGCTTAGGTAGTGTTCTTGTCAACTACAAAACGACAACCCTGTAAATCAAATAAGGATTAAAATCATGGCACGTATTATGACGGTCACAATGGAAGTCACCGATGAAGAAGCAACGAACTTTATGAATCGTTTTGCTGAACGTGGTGACGCTGTAATTAATGAAACAACGAACGTCACAAACGTGGCAGCACCAGCTTCACCAACCGCACCGGTTAGCGGTGAACAACTTCTTGATGATCACGGTGTTCAATGGGATGCACGTTATCACGCCACCACTAAAACGAAAAAAGCAAACGGTGGTTGGAAAGCTGCAAAAGGTATGGATGATGCAACAAAAGCTGCAGCCGCTGCTTATGAAGCTTCGTTTAAAAATCCAACACCAGCCGCGCCAACGCCACCAGCTGCACCGGTTACTGAAGAACCCGCTGAAGAAGTTGTTGCATCAGCCGCGCCAACGCCACCAGCTGCACCGGTTGCACCTACAGCACCCGCCATCCCTGCAGCACCAGCGACACCAGCACCCGTCAGCTTTGAAGAATTGACCGCTGGTTTTGGTGAAGTGATTGGTCGTATTGGTCAAGATGCTTTGATGGCACAACTTGGTCAGATTTACGCTGACGCCGGTGTTGATTCTGAAGGTACGTCACTTCAGACAAATGAAACGCAACGTTCACAGGTTCTTGCAGCAATCAAAGCGTTGTAAGAATGCGGGGGCAGGTGGTGCATGTTGCGACGGGCGTGCACCACCACGCTTTTTGAAAGGATGACGGGAATGAACTTAACCGAATTAGCACGTGAAATTCACGAACAAAACGTTCAAGTTGGTTGGTGGGATGATTGGCCTGTAAAAACAGATCGTCACGAAACTGCAATGATGTTGGTTATTTCTGAAATTGCTGAAGCGATGGAAGGTCACCGCAAGAATTTAATGGACGATCATCTTCCGCAATACAAAATGTTTGATGTTGAAATTGCTGACGCACTGATTCGTTTGCTTGATCTTGCTGGTGCATATGAAATTGAAGTGATACCGAATAAAGAAAAGTATATTAAACGCGCTGAACGATGGTCAAAACTTTCAATCCCTGAACAGCTTTACACATTCATTGTGGAATATTTGACGCAAATGGAAGATCGGCAAGCCGCTGTGAAATTAGGTATTTTCGGAATCATGGCTTTAGCCGTTCGCAACGACATTCAAATTTTCACCATCATGCAAGAAAAACGCGATTACAATGCGAAACGTGCGGATCACAAACGTGAAAATCGTGCAGCTGACAAAGGGAAAAAATACTAATGGAACGTTTCAGACCTTCGCAAGCGCAATATTGGTCCAAGTGTGCCGCATATCAACGGTTCACACGTGACGCACCTGAAACAACGAATGACGCCGCACGTGAAGGAACTTGTGCAGCATGGGTTGCGGATGTTGTTTTAACCAGTTCAGAAGGCATTCAATGTGATGATTTGATTGGTAAATCACATGAAAACGGTTGGATGGTTGATGAACAAATGGCGTCAGACGTTCAAGAATATGTTGATCTTGTCAGGTCAGAAGGTGGTGAAGTCGTTGCTGAAGAACACGTTGTTGCAAGTGAAAACCCTTTAATTGAAGGAACACTTGATTCGTCAGTTTCCAGCATTGAAAAACATGTTCTGAAGATCATTGATTTGAAATATGGTCGTCGCATCGTGGAAACAACGACACCGCAATTAACCTGTTACGGGTGGGGTAAATTTTTGAAATTACCAGCCGGTTCAGTTGATGAAATTCATTTGTCCATTTATCAACCAAGGGGTTTTCACAAAGACGGTATTTATCGAACCCGTGTTTTAACACCTCAAAAACTTCAAGAAGAATTCACGCAACTGTGGTCAATGGCTGTTGAAGGTCAAAAACCTGATTCACTGGCAACACCTGGTTCGCATTGTCACGAATGTGCAGCCGCTGCAGGTTGTGAAGCATTGGCTCATACGGCTTATAAGATGGTTGAAGTCATTCAATCACGTAATCAACGTGACATGACACCACAAGAATTAGCACGTGAATTAGATTTCATTGATGAATGCAAGAAAACAATCACGACGCGATTTAAAGCTATCGAATCAGAAGCTGAAGCGCGTGCAAAAAAAGAATCAATTCCTGGATGGGGTTTAAAACCACAGAAAGGGAATAGAGTTTTCACCGTTCCAGCCGTCACCGTTCAATTATTGACCGGCGTTGATCCGTATGAACAAAAATTATGCACACCAGCCGCACTTGAACGCCGTGGTGCTGATCCTGAAAAGGTGAAAAAATTGACGAAGCAACCGACGACAAGTCACAAACTGACACGGATCACAAGTGATGACATCGCTGCAATGTTTAAAACGAAAGGGTGAACGATTGCTGAAGAAACACAAACAACTTCTTCTGAACGGCGTTTCATATGACGCCATGATGACACTGCATTACCATTATCTTAACGCCAAGAAAGGAAAATAATCATGGCACAATCTGAACTTATAGTTTCACCGATTGGTCGGTGGATTGGTGGTTCAATGACTGAAACAGTCAAAACAGACCACTTGAACAGACCACTTGACGCTGACAAATATCATTACAGTGTGGGTGTCGCTTTTCGCAAAGACGATCCTGCAACAAACGTCATGCTTCAGGCAATGGCGGCACATGCTTTTCAGGAATTTGCACAAGCACCACAAATTCAATCGCTAATCGGCACATATAATTTTGCGCCAAAATCAGGCTTTTCATGGAAAGTGAAAGACGGTGATGCACCGAATTCAAAAGGTCAATTGAATTCCAATTCAGCCGGTTGTTACATCGTTTATTTCAGTTCAAATTTTGTCACAAAATGTGCCGATCATTTAAACGCTGACGTTCCGAACGATAGCCCGTTGATGACACGTGGTAATAAAATTCAAGTTGCTTTCACTGTTGCGGGTAACGGTAATCTTGACGCCACAGCTGGAATTTACGTTAACCCGCAAGTTTATCGCTTTGTTGATTACGGTGAACCGATCACGGGCGGTGTGGACGCTGCAACAGCGTTTGCAGGTCACGACCTTCCTGCACCCACTGGAACGCCTATGACAACCGCACCAGCGGCACCAACCGCACCAGCGGCACCAACCGCACCAGCGGCACCAACCGCACCAGCGGCACCAACCGCACCAGCGGCACCAACCGCACCAGGTCAACCAGGTGTGACGCCGCATCCAACGTTTGCCGGTGGCGGTGTATCAATGCCAACCGCACCAGCGGCACCAACCGCACCAGCGGCACCAACCGCACCAGCGGCACCAACCGCACCAGCGGCACCAACCGCACCAGCGGCACCAACCGCACCAGCGCGACCGACTGACCCGACGCACATTCACGCTGCAGGGACACCGGATGAACAATGGTGGATCAACGGTGCGTGGACGCCTTCCCCAAAATAGAAGCGTCATGTGTTAAATGCGGGTCCACGGCTGGTGATTTTTGCCGTGGACCTTTCAAAGGTGAATTTTTAACCACCCATCACATGACGCTTTATAAACCTGCATGGGGATGTGCTATTGACGACATTCCGTTTTAAAGAAAGATGAAGTAATGTCTGATACATCGGTTGCACGTGAACAACTACTTTCCATTGTTGAACGAATTGAACGGCTTGAAGAAGAAAAGAAAGCCATTGGTGATGACATCAAAGACGTTTATGCTGAATCAAAAGCGAACGGATTTGACACGAAAATTCTTCGTCAAATTGTTAAATTACGAAAACTGGACGCTGCAGAACGTGAAGAAGCTGAAGCAATGCTTGATCTTTACATGTCAGCACTTGGTATGACACCAAATTTTGAAACCGGTGACCTGATGAAAAAAGAAAGCAACCCTAACGTTGCGAAAACCACGGTTGCCGTGACAACTGAAGTCACCCCTGTGGTTGCTTTACCTATAGGTATGAATTTATGACAAATTTCCTGACTTCAGATAAAATTTACACTTACGATATTGAGACATTACCAAACTTTTTTTCATGTGTTGTTCGTCACCGGTCAAGTCGTCAGCGATGGATTTTTGAAGTCAGTGATTGGTGTAATCATGCGCCACATTTCATCGCGTTCATGCACGCTTTGAACGCGCACAATTGCCGTCTTGTTGGTTTCAATAATTTTTACTTCGATTGGCAAGTTTGCGAACATCTTCTTGCAATCGGTCCAACATTTACAGCGGCTGACGCTTACCGTAAAACCGAT